TGTAAGTACTCGGAGCTTGCGGCACGTCGTAGAGACGCTTATACTGCACCCCTAAATATCTTATGGCATCGGCTTATGGCCGACGATAAATGAGTCTCGCCTCTCGTGGGTCCGAGCATTGACAATAGGCCACCACTAAGGAATATAAAATGACAGATGTTTTTAGACAAGAATATAAGCAGTTAGATCAATTAACAAAAGATACAATTATTATTTTAAAACGCAAAGCAGAAGATTTATATAGAGAGATAGAATATATCGAAATAGATGCAGGCTTAACTGTTGACAAGCGTTGCATGGCATTAGCTAAAACCAATTTAGAACAAGCTGTCATGTGGGCAGTTAAGGCTATAATATGACCCTCACCCCCGCACAAGATGCAAAGACAGAAAGAGAACGACGCGAGAAAGTTGAATTATGTGGTAAGAATAGAGGTCCGCATGATTATATTCCTATTCAGTGGGTAACAGATAATAATATAAAAAGAGTAACTCGCTTATTATGCAGAACTTGTTTCTGCACAGTTTCAATGAGTTGTCTTGTAACGCATTATGAAGATGTTAGTTATTAATATATGTCTGATACTTTGCAATTGATAAAGTTGGCTGTGCAGCACCTTGATTCGTGTTGTAATATTTCTTGTAATAATCAAAGAGTGCGCAAACATCTTGTTTTTGCGGTAGAACTTCTGGAACGCGCGCGTAATGAATCCTTGCCATTGCCGTTGCAAACCGAAGATCGTAAATAAGTCTGTATTCATCTGGGATTCTGCTTACATCAAAGTTAGTATGTAAACGCATATACAAACTTGATTTTCCTATAAGATAGTTTTGCCAAATATCATGATATGTATCTGGCTCCATTTGATAGATACCTAGCGCTGGTCCATTAATTTGTTTCAGGAAAGAACCTCCCATTGTCTCGACTGCGCAAGTGAACACTAATAACTCAACAGCATCATCTGAAAGCATTTGCAAATCTTCTAAAGCTGGCTTGATGATTAATTCGCGCAATTGGTGTACATTAACCATGAAAAGTTTTTCCTTTGTGGTATTATATTCATACAAATTATAGGAATATGAACGAATGTCTGTAGATTATGACAAAGTTTATCATAGATTAACGCGTGATAAAATTGTATATAAAGAGAAGATTCATTGCCCAATGATTATGAAGATTATGGCAAATAAAGGCCGCGTTAGCGCTTTTTGTAAAGCAGTTGAGATTGTAGAAAGTACTTTTTACTTATGGGCTAAAACACATAAAGCGTTTGGATTATGTTATGAATATGGAAAAGTCCTAGCCCGGGAAGCATGGGAAGATGAAGGTGAGACTTTAAAGACTCAAACTAATCCACCAGGAGTAATTAGCCATGAATTTGAACACTGGAAAATGATAGGATGGTCAAGATTTGGTATAAGCAAGAACTCACGTATTAAACTTGAGCTAGTTCCTACAGACACCCCCAGTCAGCATTACTCTCAATTACTTATTCAAGCTTCAAAAGGTGATTTTACAGCAAGTGAAATTAAACAACTTATGGAAGCTGTGAATGTAGGTTTAAATACTCATCAAGTCTTTGAGTTACAAAAACAGATAGATCAGTTAAAATCTGATCTAGAATTGATGGTGACAAATAAGAATGGCGACGATACTTTCACAGATCAAAGAGCTACGAAAGAAAATTAAAATTCCTTGGCGCATCAAGTATGTTAATAGGGAAATTAAGCCAGAGGAGTTTGAACCAAGAACGATTTATGTTCATATATGGATTTAATAAAGAGGGATTTTTATGGGTATATTTGATGCAATTGGTAGAACAGTCGGAAATATTGTTAAACAACCTTATGAAATGGGTAAAGGAATTTTTGATAAAATTACTGGTCAACCCAGTAGCGACGAAAAAAAGTTAATGAATGAACAAATGAAAGCTTATAAGGAACAGACTGCATTAACTAAAGATGAATTAAATAGAGCTAAAGACCAGCAAGTTGCGGAAAAGCGACGGATACAGGAAAAACAAATTAGAGCATTAAGAGGCCGCAGCTCTAGAGGATTTTTAGGAACAACAAGCCCTGAAGCTACTACCCCAGGAAGCAGTGCTAAACTAGGTGGGTAATGAATGGATACGACGCAAGGAATGCCAGCTACAGTAATGCCAGCAGGTTCAATGCTTGAGACATTACGAAAACGCTATAATGCTGCTAAGTACGTTGCAGATTTATGGATACCTATTATGCAGGCATCCTTTTTCTATGCAGTACCTTTCAGAAATAGATATTATTTACCTGGTAAAGAGTTTCAGGGAACGATTCAGAATACACGTGTTTATGACACTACAGCTGTTGAGGCTGTAACGATATTCGTATCTAAACTTCATGACACAATGACACCTCCACAAGTTCAATGGGGATTTCTTGAAGTAGATGACTCAATGGTTGATGATCCAACCAAAGAAGAAAACATTGCTATTATGCAAGATGCGCAATTAATCCTTGATGGTTATATGCGTCGATTATTTGTATTCATTCATGCTTCTAATTTTGATGTGGTGATCAATGAATGCTATTATGATTTGTCTATTGGTACTTCTGCTCTTGTCATTAATCAACATACTGATGATCAGCCGTTTCTCTGCACGTCTATCCCAATGGATAAACTCGCTATCGAAGAAGCAGTTAATGGCAACATTGAATCGTGGTTCAGGACGTGGCAAAACTTAAAGATTGTTGAATTGCACACACGCTGGCCTGGAATTATTTTATCACCGAATCTATTAGCAATGATTGCATCTGATCCTGATGCAGTAGTGAGAAATGTTTATGAAGGTGTGGCTTACTTTGTCAATCAGCCCAAGAAGTATTGTTATGCAGTATGGGTTGACAATGATTTGTTATATACAGAATGGTTAGAGTCAAGTCCTGGTATAGTCTGGCGTTTCAAGAAAACCAATAACGAAACTTGGGGTCGTGGTCCGGTAATGGAAGCACTACCAACAATTATTAGTTTAAATGAAATGGCGAGAATAGAATTAGCTTCTGCAAATATCAATGTATTTAGGCCATTCATGGGATTTAGTGATGCAATCTTTAATCCCCATACATTTAATCTTCAGCCTATGACAATTATTCCTATTGCTCCAATTAGTTCAGGTGGGCAAGTTCCTCTTATTCCATTACCTAATAGTGCAAGTCCTGAGTTTGCTCAAATGACTATGGCAGATTTAAGAATGCAAATTAAGTCATTACTATTTGCAGAGCAACCCATGGATTCTCGAAGTGTGCAACCTGCAACGACATATGAACTTGCATTGAAGCAACAAACACTTGCTGAAAAGATTGGACCATTATTTTCTCGTATGCAGCAAGAATTTTTATGGCCTTGCATTAAACGATTTGCTTATATTCTAAATAGAATGGGTATATTGCCTTATCCAGAAGTGGGTGGCATTCCAATTGTATTTAAATATAAGTCACCGCTTGCTAAAGCTAAAGGTCGTGCTGAGATTGAAGCTTTTACACAATGGGTACAACTTATGCAGGGAATTATGGGACCGGATGCTACACAACTTTATATCAATCCTAAAACAACCCCATATTTATTAGCAGAGAAGATGCAAATAGATGAAAGATTCTTAAATAAACAAGCTGATGTCCAACGTGTTGCTCAACAGTTACAAGATAAAGCAAGCCAAATGGAATTAGCTCAATCACAAGGAATGATGCCTCAACAACCTGAAAATCCAGCACAAGGTCAAATTGCACCCCCAGTCCAACAATAAGGAAGTAGTATAAATGGAATTGAAAGACAATCCGTTATTGCAACAAGAAAATTATTTTGCAGGTTATGATGATAGTGTTCAGGCTTTAAAGAATAATCCTCAACTTATCGAATTTGATAAACTTTGTTATGAAATATTTGAAATGACTGAAATGGGTAAACGATTCTTAGAATTAGTTACTGATAGGTATTTACTCGCGCCTGCTGGGGCTCCAAGTTCAAAGGATTTTGAAGTACAAGCTGTATGGGCAGAAGGGGTGAGGTATTCATTCCTATTAATGTTAAATGCTATAAAGTCTCATAAGCAAAGAATCGAAGCGAAAGGAAGTAAGGCATGACAGAGAATGTTGAAGAGAAAAAAGAGGTTGTACCAGAATGGTTTATTGATGATGGTATTCCTGGCGCTGGCAGTAGACCTACTTGGTTACCTGATAAATTTAAAACGGTAGCCGATCTAGCTAAAAGCAATCAGGAACTTGAAAAAAGATTAGGCAACGTTCCAGATGAATATGATTTTAGTAAATCACGTTATCTAGATCCTGACTATGTGCCCTTTCAAGAATTTAAACAAGTCGCAAAAGATAAACGTGTACCCCAAGATGTTATTGATAAGATGTTAGAAAGCGTCGATAAATACATGGATGAGTTTACTGTTGATATGCAAGAGGAAATCAATAAACTGGGACCTAATGGCCAAGAACGATTAGTTACATTAAACAATTGGGCAAAAGCTAATCTAAGTAAAAATTCCTACGAAGCACTCACTAATAATTTAAGAGATGCTGATTCAGTAAAAGCTTTAGAAGAACTAAGGACAAAATTCATGACAAATACAACTCAAGTTCCAAATGGTAATGATGGCGCTATTCATAATACAGCTTCACTTGAAGATATCAAATTAGAGTTATCAAATAACTTGGCTAAATATAAAACAGATGTAGCTTATAGAAAAGACATCACAGCTCGTTTAGAAGTGGCCGCTAAAAATGCTGGTGGTTATATTGACAAAATGGGCGCGTAATGTGTTATAATTTGTTCAGTACCAATTGCTAATTGGACAACTTGTGAGCATGGACCTCGGTAAGAGATAATCTTAAGTGCTTAAAGCCCAAAAATACAATGGTGAAATAGGATATTTCATTAATTATTTTGGAGACTTTAAGTATGTCTACCTCGTTAACTGCGGTCCAACAAATTGAGTTTGACGCACTCGTAAAAGCTGAATATCAATCCCTCGGTTTCTTATTGCGCGATACAGTACGTGTAAGACGTGATGTAATCGGTGCAAACGTATCATTCCGAAAAGTTAATCAAGTACAGGCTGTTCCTACTGGTTATTTACAGACTGTAGTAATTCAAGATCCGGGTTATACCCAATCATCTGCAACCTTACAAAAATACACTGCACCCACTGCGGTTGATAGTGTACAAGAATTGACTGTTAACTTTGATGCCAAAATGGAAAACGCAATGTTAGTTGCGAATGCATTAGGCCGTCGTTCAGATCAAATCATCATTGATTCATTAGGTGTTTCACCAGGCCAGACTATTGTGAATGGCGGTGTGAATATGACTTATACAAAATATCGTCAAGTTATTCAGTTCTTCGATAATAATGCAGTGCCATTACCAGAAAGATTCTGGGCAATGTCAGCAAGCAACTTTGCATCATTATTAGCTGATGATCATTTTGTATCGACCTTCTATACTCAAAATAGAGTGTTAGATAAAGGATTTGTAAGAGAATTCTTAGGTATCAATATTATTATCATCCCGCAAATGCAAGAAGGTGGTTTGCCTCTTAGCGGTACTATTCGTAAAACTTATGCATGGCATAAACAAAGTACAGGTATGGGTATTGGTCATGACTTCAGAACAGAAATCAATTACTTGCCACGGGAAACATCTTGGTTGGTAAACGGTATCTTTAGTGCTGGCGCAATCACGATTGATAATCTCGGTATTATCGAAGTGGATTGTGATGAGACCTCTATCTAATTAATTTTTGGAGTATAAGATTATGACTTTTACAAATGCAAACTGGACCTGTATCTCTGCCTCCTTAAATCAAGGCCAAGAAACAGTCACACCTTATGGTGGTTCACCAACTGTTTTAAACGCACCAAACCAATTTTCTTACGGTAGTCCAAACGATGCCGTAGCGACAATTGCAGCGGCTAATTATTTCTTAACTATATGGCAAGAATTATCTGTTGGCGATTGGATTTTTGTAAATGGTACAGATGCTAGTACTATTCTAATTGTAGTAACATCTTCTTCAACAGGTGTTACCACAGCACAATTTGCAGCTTCCGGTACTGTTAATACTGCAAATATAGTCGATGATGCTGTGACCTATGCCAAACTTCAAGATTCAGTAGGCGATAACACATTACTAGGTAATCCTGGTGGTGGTGCTGGTGCTGAATTTGTCGAAGTGACATTAGGTAATGGATTAGCATTTAGTGCCGGAGCATTAGGTGTAGCAAATACAAATTTAATTTATACCATGGTACCCATTACAGCTGCTCAATTTAATGGTATGTATGCAGCTCCTAAATTATTAATTGCAGCTCCTGGTGCTAATAAACTTATTGTCGTGTCCCAGATGATTTTAGCAATGACCTTTGTATCAGCCGACTATGCAGCTGGTGGTGTGGTTGCAGCTCAATACGATAGTACGGTTCATGGTGGTGGCGCTCTTGCTACTAACAGTGAAGCAGCAGCTGACTTCTTCGCAGCAGCAAGTACTTCATTCGTATTTGAAGGAACGAATGGTAACACTGTTGGCGCTGTACCATTCTCCACTTCAGTTAATAAAGGCTTATATTTGAGTAACGCGACAGGTGCATTTACCACAGGCGATAGTACATTTGTAGCGCATATTTGGTATCGCATTATTGCAACAGTTTAAGGATGAATGAAATATGGCCTATTCAAAAGTCAGCATAATAAGTTTAGCTGTTCAGCTGATAGGCCATAAACCTATTCAAACGTTGGATGACGCAGATGATATTGTTGTCTCAGCTGAACAAGCTTATGATCTTTTATTACCTGCGGTTTTATCTAGAGGTAATTGGCGCTTTGCTATTCAAATACAGCAATTAGTATTGTCTACACAAATACCACCTCCTCAGACAAACTGGACACAAATTTATTTATTACCAGCTGGATATTTAAAAAATATACGAATTATCCCACAGAATTATGTATACGAAATATATAGTAATTCTGAAATATGGTGCAATTGGGGAACTCAATCTCCTATCTTTATGGAATTTGCTTATCTACCAGCTTTAGCAACCATTCCTGCATCATTTCTTGAATATTTTATATATGAAATAGCCACATTTTTAATGCTAACTGGTGCACAAAAACCTGATTATGCAGCTTATCTCGATAAGGTTAAGCAAGAAAAATGGGCAATCGCAGCAGCAGCAGATTCTCAAAATAGACCTCAATTCGTGCAATGGGAAATCCCCATGCTTACGAAAAGAAATATTTCTGGCGTTATTGGCCCCTCAATCGGATGATTTATGCCATATACATTATGGTCTCAGGATGTGTTTTCTAAAGGCGAATTATCGCCTTTCATGTATGCACGCGCTACGGTTAATCAATATCAAGAAGGTTTAAAGACAGCTACCAATGTTTTGACTTATCCAACAGGTGCAGCCGGAAAAAGATTCGGAACATTATACCAATCGACATTAACAGGGTTTACACGTTTTGATGAGTTCTTTTTTGAAACATTTCAATATTTAAATGAATGTGTTTATCAATTAATTTTTGCCCCAGGATTTGTTTACATTTATTTAGAAGGTTTATTGGTTGCTACAGTTGTTGCGGGGCTTAATGCTAATCAAGCCTATAATATGAGTACAACTGTTTTAGGTTCTATATTCAGAGGTTCTACCTTTGGAGGCAGACCTTTTGATCTTATTAGACAAGCTAATGTTTCAGCCAATCCTATAGTATCTGTAGCTTCTAATGTTTTAACAGTTTCAGGAACAGCTTTGCCAGTTGGTGTAGTTTTACCAGTTCAATTTACAACTTCGGGTTCTTTACCAGTATCAGTACCTCAAATTGTTGTTGGTGTAACTTATTTTGTGTACACACAAACAGCAACTACTGTAACAGTATATGCAAATTCACAAGATGCTAAATTTCAAAGAAATGGTTTTACTATAAGTACAGCAGGAACTTCAAGCAATATTCAAGTTTTTAATAGATGGACTATTGGTGTTACTCCTTTTAAAAACACACCAGTCTATGATTTCAATGGTGCTACAACATCTTATGATGCAATTACATTTACTCCTTCAGCAGTTACAGGTGCAGCCGTAACCATTACATTATCAACATCCTATGCTCCATTAACTAGTGTTTATGTTGGAGGTGCTTTTATTGGGGGGGGTGGAACATCACGTATCATAAGTGTGACTAATCCATCAACCTTTGTAGTAGCTGTACAAGTACCTTTTGATGCTTTGACAGGTATTATAGGCAGTTTAGCCTATCTCGCTGAACCTGCTTGGAGTGATACACGTGGATGGCCTCAAGTTTGTTCTAGTTATCAAAATAGATCTTTATTTGCAAACACTGTAAGTTTACCTAATGGATTTTGGGCTAGTGTTACTAATGATTATACAGATTTTAGTGATTTAACTGGAGATGATGATGATGCTATTGCTTGGTATCCTTCTAGTAATAATGTTAATTTCATTAGATTCATCGTTCCCTACAGGTCTTTAACTGTTCATACTAATACAGGTATTTACTCAAGTCCTCTATCAGATGTTGTTGCAATCACTCCAAGTAACTTTACTTTACAACTTCAAGATTCCACTCCAGCAGATACTCTTTTGCCACAAGCAATTGATAATCAAATTCTTGTCTTGTCAGGAAATGATGCCCATCAAATGTTATGGGATGGAATTAATAATGCTTATACTAGTGATATTGTTTCTATTATTAGTGAGCAGCTTATACGAACACCTTTAGATGAGGTGGCATTTTCAGATTTGAAACGTGCTGGAAGTCGTTATGTATTCATTATTAATGCTGATGGCTCCATGGCAATCTTCCAAACTTTAATATCTCAAAGTGTTTCAGGGTTCACGCCTGCTATTTTAGAACAATCCTATGGTGATGCTTCATTTAGACAAGCTGCAAGTAGTTCTGATGGTCGGTGTTGGTTTGTCAACGAAAGAGAAATTTCTTCTGCTGGAAGTCCCATTGCGATTACAGGATTTACTACTACAGTCACTAGTTCGTCCTTAAAAGCTGTTGCGACTAATTTTAGTCTTACAACTCCTACAGCCGTTAAATTTGCAACAAGCGGTGCTTTGCCAACTAGTGATCCACAGATTGAAGTTGATACGTACTATTGGGTTATTGGTATAGATGCTGATAACTTTATTGTTTATTTAAATCAAGAAGATGCTTTAGCAGGTATTAACTTTATCGAGTTTTCAAGTTTTGGTTCATCTAGTACTGTGACAGGATGGACATTAACAACCATATTTACACTTGAAGAACTTACTAAAGATACTTTTTTAGATTGTGCTATTTACTTTAATAATAATGGATCTCCAGTAGATACTATTACAACAGGAACATTATTTAATGCACAAACGGTTAAAATGGTTGGCGATGGATTTGGATTTGAAGCAATAGGTAATGATAATCAAGTAGTTTTTGAAGCGCATGGCTCTACTGTAGATGTTGATACTGGATATATTGGTTTCCCAATTCATACTACTATTGAGCCTATGCCATTAAGTATTGCTACAGGTCAAAATGCTAAGACTACTGCTTTAACTAAACCTATCCATGTTAGATATATACGATGTTGGTTTAATGATACGATTGGTGGTGAAATTAATGGTCGTCCAATCGCAATTAAACGATTTGATCAAGCTCATATAGGTGAACCACCTATTCCTGCTAATGGTATAGCAGAAGTTGGAACAATGAACGGTTGGGATGATATTAATAACCCAACTTTCGTAATTACTCATAGTGATCCCTTTAACATTGAGTTATTGGGTGTATTTTATTCTGTTGAAGTGTCATAAGGGGAAGTCATGCCACCATTTTCATTATTATTAGCCATGCAAGCATCTGGAATGGTTATTGATTATTTGGGTGCAAGAAATCAGCAAAAGCTTGGAGAAATGGGACTTAAAATATCCAAAGCTGGCACAGAAGCTAATATTTATCAGACACGATTAGAAACTGAAGAAGCTAGTTTACAAGCTATGAAAGATCTTAGAAAGAATCTAGGAACACAAATGGCTGTCCAAGCAGCACGTGGTACAGCAACTAATGCAGGCAGTGCATTATCATTATTTAGTGAATCTGTTAGTGATTTTAGTTCTGATGAAAGAATGCGTCGAATGAATCAAATATTTAGAGAAAATGAAATTAAAGCTGGGGGTGCTATTCAGCAACTTAATCAATCAGCTTCTAATTCAAAACTGTGGCAAGGATTTGCTTCACGTACTTTAAATACCTTTTCAACAAATCCTAATGTATGGGGTTTGGGTTCTACAAATAAAAAGTCGAGTTATGGGTTAACATCGGTAGAGGGATAATATGGCAGATTTAGATTTTAAACATCATGTATCTCAAATTCCTCAAGGTGAACCATTGCCTACTTCTCCTGGGCGAAAGGTTGCACCCATAACAACTCATGTTCCAGACTTTCAAGGTGCAGTGAATCAGTATGCAGCCGATACTAACTGGATGTCCCAATTAGGTTCAGCTGTTGCAATACGTGCTTCAACTGCAATTGCGACTAAACTAGGTGGAGAAATGGGTAAAAATCCTCAAGGGGAATTACCTTTACCATTAACTAAATTTGATGAAACATTAGCACAAAGTTATGCCACTCAAGCAAATTCTACATTAGGTTTACAGGCTCAAGCGCTTATAAGCAAGACTAATTTAGAGTTAGCACAAAAGCCACGTTTAAGTTCAGACATGATTGCATCAGCTCAAAAAAGTACGTTGCAAGGATTAGAAAAAATCTTTTCAATGGCTCCTTCTTCTATAAGACCTAATCTTGAAAGTCATTACGGCGGCGTAATGATTAATCAAAATGAACAACTTGTTGAAAAGATGATTAGCCAACAAAGAACTGATGAAAAAGATAAATTTCAAGTTTCTAGTAAAGTTGCTGCTGAAAATACTTATGCTATGTCATTAAGTGGTAATGATAAAGGTGCAGAAGCTGCTATGAATGCAACAATAGCTTCTGCTAAATCCATGCATAGCCGTAATATTATATCTTTGAATGAAGCCAGAGTAATAGAAGATACATTAAGACAAACTGCTCTTACTGGTAAAATGACTCGTCTAGCCAATCAAGCAGATAAAGAAAAAAAACTTGGTGAATTTTTAAATTCAGTAGCAGACAATCCTGAAAAATATAATATTGGACCTAACGATAAAGACGCAGTCATCAAAAATCTTATGTCAAACATTCAACAAGATCAAAATCTTCGATCTTTGAATGAAAGACATATTGCATTAGAGATGCATAATAGAATCCTTGAAACAGGCGGTGATATTGGTGGCGCTGAATGGGCAGCATTTAAAGAACAAGTTTCTCCAAACGTTGAAGCCCAAATGCGTCTTAATTTAACAACTTCACAACAAAGAAAACAAAAGAAAGTAAATGATACAGCTCAAGCTATTAAAAATGTTACAGATTTTGATAATTTTAGTCTTAATACACCTCAGCAAAATTATGATGCTTTTATAGAATTAACCAATAAAAAAATAGAAAGTTATCAATCTCAAGGCAAAAATATTTCTGTTCCTGAAGCTCAGATGCAAATAGCAGCTACACTCGCTGGTCCTATTCCAAAATATATGGATACCTTAAATAGAAAGGCAGCTTCAGGTGACCCACTCTTAATGCAAGAAGTAAAAGCCACGATTGATTATATGAGTAGCAAAAACGCAGCACAGAATTTAGCTGGACTTTCTGATGATGCACGTAGTGTCATAAAAAAATTCGATTCAATGAGTCCTTTAATTGATCCAGTTGAAAGAGCGCAAACAGCTAAAGATCAAATTTATAATAAAAAGAGTGAACAAAATGTTGCTAATGATCTTGCATGGAACAATCTTTTGAAAAACAAAACAAAGAAAGGTCAAAGTCATGCTCAGTTTGCAATTTCCCAAGCTGATATAGACCCGGATAGTGTAGTTAATATTCCTTTGATATCACAATATGCTTTAGATAAATATGAAACCTACTTTAAAAAAAATAATGGTGATGTTCAAATAGCACAAGAACTTCTCAAAGAAGATATTGGAAGGACATTTGGAACTACCTATGTAAATGGTAAAAAAGAATTTATGATGTTTCCAATTGAGACTAGAGGAAACTTACCAAATAATTCGGAACCATTCATTCATCAAGATCTTAGAGATCAAGTTTCTAGGAAGTTAACTGATACAAAAAAACTTTATGATAATGGTCAAGTTGATTTTTATTGGGAATTTAATCCTACAGTTGATTTAGATACAGCGCTTTCTTCTCATAGACGTGTAAGAGAATTACAACCTCATTATGGCTCTTATAAATTGGAAGGTACTGAAAATGTAAAGCATCAACTTTATTCACAACAACGTGAATTAATACAAGCCAAAGAAAATATTACAAGTTTTGTTAATAGTGGTCCATCAAAAATAACACAACATTTTCGTGATGGTCACACTAAAGAATATGAAATTGTTATTCAGCCTAATCAGTCTTTGGGTGTTAATTCATCAAAAGGTGTCGTTGGTTTTTATAATGTCATGCTCAAAGCTGGAAAATCAACAACGCCATTATTATTAGCTGATCCTTCAGCTGGACCACCAATCTATCAGCCTAGATATGAAAATATAAAGAAAAACTATGCATTGCTTCAATATTATTTACCACCTGATATAACTTTACCGAAAGATACTGCACGTGAAGTTGAGAATTTACAACGTGAATACCTTAACCCTAGATTATAAGAGTTTGATTTATGGATGAAACAATAGATCAAGAAAATGAAGAGAATAATAATATTATTTCACTAAAAGCTCCTATAAGAGATTTTGGAATGGTAGCTCATTTACCTGATGAGCCAGCAAGATTATTTGATTTACCCTTTCCAGTCGATGTTCCATATGAAGATCAATATCATGAATATTTTCAAGGCGAAACTTTTAAACCTGCATATCCTACTGGTCATGAACAGGTCGGTGGTTGGGAATCTATAAAACAAGGATTTAATAAAGTTAATGAATTTAGTTTGATGTATAATAGTCAAACACATGTCGATAATCCTCTTTACGATGTTGCACCCCCAGGATGGAAACCTTCAGATGATGAAGATGCCTTTAATGGTATTGATGATATGTATAAAGGTTATCTATTAGCGGCTAGTACTCCTAAAGATTTAAAAAGGCGTCAATATAAAGTTTTAGAATGGATGAATAATACAAAGCGCTATGAAGATGGTTCAATGCTTTATCATGCGATTGGTATGGGTGCCGGTATCGTAACAAGCCCTTCTACTTGGATTCCATTAGGCGCCGAAGTACGTGCTGCACAATTAGGAACACGATTAGCTCAAGACATTCCTAATATAGTGCCAGGTATGTTTGTCGGTTCTGCTTTACATGAATATGTCGAAGAAACGAATAAACTCAATGGAAGTATTGAGGAATATATAACCAACACTTTTCGAGATACCATTTTTGGCGTTGCCTTTATGGGCGGTGCTATGGGATTAAGTCATGTTTATACGGGCGGTAGACTTTGGGATGCTAAACGTATAGTTAATCT